GTTTAGGGACATGGGTTTAAGTGAGTCTGCTGCTCAAACAAGAGCCATTGAAGTTGCTAACCTGAGTATGGTGCCGTATGGCAAGACAGAAACAGCGCCGGGCTTTACCAAGATGGGACAGATTGGCCAAGCAATGCGGCCACTACAAACCTTTGGACAAGCCCAACTAGGTAATTGGATTGCTGACTTCCGTCACATGAAGGCAACAGATGCAAAGACTTGGGCACCTATGATAAACTATCATCTTGTATCAACAATGCTTGCGGGCGCAGTTAGCTTACTGTTTGTTCAAGAGTATGAGATGATGCGTAAGTGGCTTAATGCCGAGTTCCCTAAGTACTTCGATCTACCATCTGTATTTGACATCATTAAGGCAGACATGTCATTTCTAGATCGTGTGGTAAAGACAGAGGAAGATACCAAAGAGGCCCTTAAGATTATAACACAATATGGTGCACCTGCATTATCAGGTATCGATCTAGCTTCTTCTTCACGATCCAATGAGACTTTGTTTACTGTAATGGCTGCTGCTATATCTGGAAGCAAAGCTTGGTATGAAATGTTACCAGCCTTAGAAGCAACTAGAAAGGGAGCAATTGGACTCGCTTCTGTGCCGGCTATGTTTGGTGATAAAAAGTCTGCCGAGACACGCCAAGCAATTACTGATGTAGCCCCAGCCGGACACATTGGTTATGGACTTAAGGAGGCCTTTGGTGTTAACACAACTAGGCAAGCTTTACCAGAAGGTGGTTACCGCAATACTGACCAGTTGGCAGGTGGATCTGATAACGACGCTATCAAAACTCGTACTACTGCGGATATCGTTGCTGGTTATATGGGGGGTAAATCGACTGATGAGCGCATTGTTTCGGACACGTCCAGACTAGAGACTGAGAGGTCTAAGAATCTTACTGAGATTCGTAAGACTCTTGTGAACAAGTTCATGGACACAGGTAATCAGGAGTTTATCAAACGTCTAGCACAGACAGGATTAACCCCTGAGCAGATTGAATCTATGCTGAAGAGCAAGGGATTCAAGAGAGGAGCTGGTGTTGGTGTCAGATCATTGATTGATGCCAGTGGCCAACCGATCTCAACTGTTGATGAAGCAAAGCGTGCTGATGCATACAAGCGAGCAGGGATGTACAAAGAAGGTAGGATGTAAAAGAAAAAAGGCCGGACTAGGAAAACCTAGCCGGCCTTTTTGTTGTCTATCTAGTCGTGACCCACGTTTTGTTTAGGAAAATTGGCATTGACTGTAGACGGGCAATCCTTACTTACGTTTAAGAAGTGTGATTCTTATAATGACGAAGTCCATTGTAACGGCAAACACATCTTCTGGTGCAGCGTCTTCTCCTAGATAAAACTCAAGACCAACCGATACACCGGTAATGAAATCAAGATTGACGATGAATTTGTTGTAGTGGAGGGTAATCATATTCCACATACTCCAGTAGTACAGGCACGATCTATGTTCTCTTCGAACACGACACCCCTGTGTTGAATTGCTTCATTGTACTCTACTTCTGTGAGGGGCTGACCTCCTCTACTTCCATCTGGATAAGCGGTGAGGCCGCGAAGCCTAGGTGCATAGGCAGCAAGTACCTGTGCAAAATGCTCAACTTTGTCATCGTTGTTGTCCTTCGATCCCCAAGCTGGGAGATTAATTGTTGAGGAAATTGACATGTCAACGAAATCTTGTATGTCGGCTTGAAAGGCGATTCGCTTTTCGTAGTCATGGCTTAAGCCGTAAGCTGTTTGTATCTTGCTAGGTTCCAGTCCAAACTCTTTAATGAGTTGGTCCGCTGTAGTGTCGACCACGTATTCGTACTTCCACTTAGTACCATCAGTGAGGTAGCGTCGTTTATAAGCGACTGCAAACAGCGGTTCGATTCCAGTAGTCGTTGCTGCAAGAATACCGATGCTCCCTGTTGGGGCAATGGCTCTATAGGCAATTGGTCGGCTGATGTACAACCTGTCACAGTGTTCATTTGCTGCCCTTTCAGATTCATGTTTGTATATGGCTAGCCATTGTTTTAGTTCCGGAGTAACCTCATAACCTCGTCCTCGCTTAAGGAGCCATGCATGGATACCCATGAGTCCAAGTCCAAGACGACGGTTTTTGTTCCTAACTTTATACACTTTCTCGTATGGAAGATCGGCTCTAAGTGTGCCGCAGACGAGAAATTTTGAAGCCAGGGAAATGATATCGGCGAACTCTTGAATAGTCTCAATATTGCCGAGATTGATACTCCCAAGATTGCAAACATCAGAATCATCCGCTGATGTAACCTCAGTACAGGCGTTTCGTAGGGTTTCATTTTCCTTGTCTCCAAAGTTGAAACTAAATCCTGGTTCTCCAGTGCTCATTGCTTGACGAACATTCTGAAGGAAGATTGGATTGGCTGCACGCATATGTGCATTATCCTCGACCCTAGCGAATGCTATGCCTTCATTACCTTCCCACAACCATTTATCATCATAGTTGATACTGATGTTAGTCATGTCCAAGGAAGCAGGGAAGTTAAAGTCCTCTGCCTTCATCTTCTTGACAGTGTCTGACCAATTCTTAGCAGTCATGAACTGAGGAATATCCTCATGTCTCCAGTTCAGAGAGGCATAGATAGCTGACCTACGGCTACCACCTTGCATGACCCCACGGCCCACCTCATTAATCATCTGCATCAAGGGCACAGGGCCGCTGCTAACGCCCCCTGTACGGGTCAATGGCCTCCCTGCCGGGCGTAGGATAGAGTAGTCAACCCCAATACCACCACCAGTCATTAGACAACTGACTGCACGTTGTGTTAGGGATGCCCATTCCTCTCTTGTATCCTCTTCTGCACGTAGCAAATAGCAGTTATTGTATGCTTTGTGTGGCCGACCTGCATACCACAGGTACCTTCCACCTGGAATGAGCTTCATTTCCTTGATGTAGTAAGCAAGCTGTGCCCTGTCGCCATCACCCATTAGTGGCCGTTCAGTTCCCCAACGTGTACCACAGACATCTTCGACAACTCGTTCAGCCAGTGCATCCCATGTGTCTTCAGGACCCTGGGCATATTTCTGACGGAAAATATTCTCGCTGAAGGTATTCTTGAATCTATTGATTCTCATGTTTGAATTCCCATAGTTCCCTGTCCCATTCTTTTTCTTTTTCGTGGTTGATTATTTCTTTGCGGATCTTGCGATCTTCGTGAGCCCCCCGTTTGGGGGGATCAGTCCGATCCTTCCCAATCCAGGGTTGCTTGTCCTTCGTCTTCGCCATATTCTTCACAAAGTTTGTCAAAGTGTTCTTCGATCTTGTCAGGAAATCTGTCGACAATCAAATCACTGTTGATGTGTAGGTTCTCTAGTAATGTGACTTCGTCTACTCGCCTAAGGATATCAAACAGATCTAAGATAGTTAGGGCATTATCGTGCATCACCAGAGCCCGACAATGTGCCAGCAGCTTTGCGCTTAGCTAGCTTTTGTGCATTGATAGAGATAATATCCTCAGGTTCGTAACCAATGGCTTTACAGAGGCGCACAGCATACCAGAAGACATCACCAATCTCATAGGCAAGGGCACCTGTGTCTAGATTGTTATCACGGATAAGCTTCTTGATTTTGCCAGCAACTTCGCCAGCCTCTGAGGTTAGGCCTAGGGCTAGGTAAGTAAGTTCTTTTTCATTGCCAGTACCAGCACCTGGGTAGATGGCAGTCTTCATGGTTTGTTCAGTGTAGTCAGAAAGGTTCATCGTTTTCCTTTGTAATGGGTAGCTCAGCATGAGCAATTAGAGCATTGAGATAATCGCGGGCTTTGTATAAATCACTGAGGCCATCTTTGTCCTGCCATCTATACACGTACTTCATGATGCTGCCTTCGGCAAATGGGATTTCTTTGTCTATCAAGAGATCCATTAACCGCGTGTCTTTATAGTGTTTAGGGATTGCCATATTTTTTCCTTAAATATCCTAGGGAACAAAACATCTCATCGAAGGTACCATTACTAACTTCATGAAGCACAACGACACCACGCCAGTGCTTGTTGCTCTGGTGGTCTAGATACCCTTCATTATGTTCGTAACAAGAACCAGCGATGATACATGTAATCGTTGATCCGTCTGGCCGTTTGCCATAGGCGACTTGTTTACCCTGTTGATGGCCAGCTATACAAGACATGTGTAGTTTGGATACCATCGCACTGGCCGACACAGCCGGTCGTCCAAGGACGCCCGTCGGGAAGTAGTGGCTATAAGCTACACCATCAATGAAGACAGGGGACAAGAAGGGATGAACCTCCCATTTGTTATATGGAAGATCCTCTATCATGATGAGTCCCTCAAGCTTAGGATCGTTTTCAATCGCGCGTAGGATACGATTCTCGTGGTTACCGAGGGTCATCACCATGCGTGGTTTGTAGAGTTTCTCCTTGTTCTTTTTGGCCCGAATATTGAATTCCTGGAGGGGCCCGAGAAGAGTCGCCATAGCAGTATGAGCGGCCTCAATATCTTTAACATATCGTTTTCCTTCAAATGATTTCTTACCCACGTCGTAGCTGCTGAGGCTTTCCATGTCGACAAAGTCACCAAGATGTATGATAACATCCGGCTTCTTTTCTACTATATACTTGCCAATATGTTCCAAGTATGAGAAGTCTTCTCCATACTTAACCTGAGTGTCCGGAATTATGAGGTGCTTGCTCATTGAAATTGATCCCTAATCTTTTGAAATTCGATTGGTGTGTAGTTGTCAAGTCTTTCAACAGACACATTGATATATCGCGGATCATCATGCACATTATCGTGTAGATGTCCATGAATATTTGCCCTCCACCTAGCCAAACTTTCGGGATGGATGGGAATGTGAGACAAGAGAAACTTGTCTAACACATGGTAAGCCCGCACATCCTTGAAGATTTGAGCATACTGGGAGAGCTTGAAGTTATCATGATTGCCTTTAATCAATACCTTGGTACCATTAAGAGCATCAAAGATGTTCTTCACGTGTGTGAATGAGGTAAAACCCACATCCCCCAGATGATATACCTTATCACCCGGGGAAACAACTGAGTTCCAACGATTAATCAAGTGCTGATCGTGCTCCTTGATATCAGCAAAGCCTGGTCGTAGGTGGGTGCCATCCTTTTTAAGGAAGTTCAAGATGTTGGAATGACCCCAGTGTGTATCAGCTACGAGAAATGTCTTCATTTTCCTTTATCCATTGAGCGACTCGCTCAGTATCCTTGATTGAACAGTACTCAAAGCCGTGCTTTTCAGCCCACTTACCGTGTGTCATCTTGGTACCACCGCACAGTTTGTTAGGATTGTCAAACACAAATTTGATATTCAAGTCTGGATGTTGTTTTTTAATCAGCTCATATTTCTTACGCTCGGAGTAGTCACTGAGATATCCCTTTGTCTCAATCAAGAGTGTGTTGTGGATAGTCCAGTCTACTGTATAGACATGTTCGGATTCCGGGACAATGTACTTGATCTTTGTGACCTCGTACTGATAATCCTTTGTGGTATCCTTAATGATGTCCTCGAACTTAAGCTCTAGTTTTGACCGGCGGTTTATCAGGGACATTAACTAGATCAAGACCAGATTTTTTGTTGGCGTAGTGTCCGTTCCAATCCCATTGGGCGGGGTACCACACATCTCGCTCGGGTTCGTACCAGGCTCCATTGATGTAGTCGCTTTCAAAGACTTCATAAATTCTGACATTCGATCCACCTCTTGTCTTAAACTGTCCGGTAAAATCAAGTCTACTTGGTTTACCCACGTCTCGTCCTTTCTTTTCATGATCCATAGACACTGAGCGTTCATCACAAAGCGCGCAGCATCCTCGTTGTAAAGACTCCAGACCCGCTCAAAGCACTCTTGGTCACTGCTACAAGGATCGATTAGTTTGTCGGCCTTCTTGGGACCAATGCCGGTTACACCAAAGATATTGTCTGAGGTATCACCGATCATCATCTGCTTCCAGAAGAACTTACGACCTTCGGAAGGTTCAACAAAGTCAAATGTAGTCTTGACAAAGTTGAAATGATGGCCAGGGATTTGCTTCAAGTCTTTATCAATGGTACAGATAACTGTGTCTGCAGTTTGCATGATGCCAAGCTGGTCATCAGCTTCTATACCATCCACAACCGTAGCATTGTAGTGATCAACCAAGTACTTGCGGCAATCTTGTAGGTAATGGGGGGGTACCTTATCCTTACGTTGTGCCTTGTATTGCTGGTTGACTTTCTTACGGAAGTTACTCTTACCTGTAAGGTATCCAATGAACTCTTCAGACTCCGTGGCGTCAAAGATACCACGAAGCATAACATCCATCCTGTACTCACAGATATCAAACGGATCTTGCTCGGGTACTGTGGCGGCTACCCTGAAAGCAATGAGATCCATGTCGATTAAAGGTATTATAGTAAACCCTTTCTAAGTAGTGCCGCTTACGATACTGCGGCGTTGGTGCCGTCCGAGCGCCCCCGAACCTTCGCACTGTTTCCAATGCGCCAACCGATCAAGCCGTGCAGACATTTGGCACCCAATGGCTCAGGTTATTCGCGGTGCCCCGCGTTGAGTGTTTCATCAGCCTTATTTGCCATCGCCGTGTTCTCCTAGCAGTCTGCAAGTGCCGTGCTCCTTTTAAAACATAACCCGTCGTTCAACAGGACGGCGGTAAATCGCCGCGCTCCGTGGTTAGTCATTCGCGCCGCCGCCTGTTAACTCTGCGTTAGGCAGCACCAGCGGCCCCAGCCATTCCAAATCGCGGAACCAGGCGTAATCGCTGGCCTGCTGCCCATGTAAGCCATCGGCCATCAACTCCACGCGCACAAACGGTCCATAGGTCGGCTGGATGATTTGCCCGCCGCCCATGCCTTGCGGGCTGATGCACTTCACGCCCACATTCGAGCGCGCCAGCACCGGGCGGGTGAACGGGTAGCCCCGCGCCATCCAGGCCAGCTCGGAGCCTTGCGGGTGGTCTTCCACGCGGGGCGCTACTCGCGTCCAGTGGCCGGGCCATTCATGCGTCTGTCTCATCGTTTCTCCAACAGTTCTGCCTAACCCGCCAATCGAGCGGAGTCGTCACGGCAAGCCGTGCCGCCCCGCTCATCGGCCACGTTATGCGTCACGAATTCACCTCGTCGGCAAGTTCGGCTTGAACAACCGCCGACTTCACGCAGTTCGTGCAAAGCGGCATCTGCGGCAGGTCCAGCGTGCCCTGCTCTGCGTTGAATCCCCCCTTCGGCGGGCGACCTTCCCAACCCCATGTGAAGCCGCGCGCCATGCACTCAGCCTCAAGGTTCCGGATGCGCACCCCGAACGATGGGTCTACAGCCTCCCACCGCTTCAACTCGCCACGCTGGGCGAACGCGCCGCAGCCACACTCGCCGCTCATGCCAAGCTGGTCGGCTACCGGGTTGCGCCCGATGCCGCTGGCCGCGCGGTAAGCCTCGTTCTCTTCGTTCGTCCACCAGTAAAGCGGGTTCGCCCACACCTGGCCCCGGTACTTGTTCACCTCGCGCCCGACGTAGCCTGTCCGCACGATGCTGTCAGCGTGGCGAATGCCCGTGATGAACAGCACCGTGGCGCTGCGCGGGTGGCCTTGCTTGGCGCGGCGCATCAGTTCCCAAATGCATCGCTCCTTCAGGCGCTGGTACATCAGCGCGTGCCCGTCAGGCCCAGGGAAACCGTACTCACGCACCAGCGCGTCATAGTCCTGGCGCGCTCGAATGTGGGCGTGAAGTGCATCAGCCCGCAAGGCATGGGCGGCGGGCAAATCATCCAGCCGACCTATGGACCGTTTGTGCGCGTGGAGTTGATGGCCGATGGCTTAC